GATCTTGAGCATGGTGGCGGCAGCGGCCTGCATGGACTCACAGTCCCAGTAGTGATTCGGTCGTTTGCCGATCTGCTTCCACATCCAGGTGTTCTTTTCCTTGGTGCGGTGCTCGGATTCCATCTGCGAAAGATAATCCTCGTCAATGTCGTCGGGGACTTCCCATGTCGGGCCTTTAGCCGAGTCCTGATTGCGCCGGAGCCGGGCCAGCGTATCCTTGATGTTGAGGTTCGACCAGTAATGGACGTAGCAAGACTGCCGGGTGCCGAGCACCACCTTACGCCGGGGCGAATAGAAACGCTGCACGCCGCCCTTCTCTTTGCTTTTGTGGGGGAAGGTTAAACGCCGGTCCCCGATCAGTGCCACCCAGCCTTTTTTCGAACACTGCCGGTAAACGTCGTAGGTGGCGTGCCCGGCATCGACAAACACAAGGTTCGGGTGAATCTCATATCGCTCCTGCAGGAGTTCGATGTCGTCGAAGGTCAAGAGGCGTTCATTCCAGACCAGCCGGGAGGAACCGTTCGGGCTCCACGAGCGCACGACGGCGAACAAGTGGTCCATCTGACAATCCACCGTAAGGATGCGTAACGGGATGACCACCCCCTCGAACGGCGGCGCGACGACCTTCCCCTGCCGGGTAATACCGCCTTCCTCTTCCCAGGACTCACCTTTTCGGTAGCCGCAGGTGGCAATCTCCATCTTGTAGTCTTCGACGTATTCGCGCCAGGGCAACGCGAGACGCTTCTGGTAAAACTGCTGGAGCAAGGACGTGTCGCCCTGCCGGGCGGCGGCTTTCGCCCGCAGGTAGAGTTCGGCCAGCTTGCCCCAACTCATGGCGCACAGCGCGTTCCAGTGGAAACCGACATTCTCCGGGGAAGCATTGGTGTTGGTGCGGATGTATTTGCCGGTGGCGTTCAACTGACGGCGCGTGGCGTCCCAGTCGGCAAAATAGTGGTTGCAGTGCGTGCAGCGCAGAATGGTCGAATCGCGCACAGCGGAAAAATCCCAGTTCCCCTCGGCGTCACGGGCCGACTTTGACCACTCGACATTTTCCCAGGCAAAGGGCTGACGCTTACCGCAGTGGGGACACGCAAAGGTCCACTCGCGCATGTCGGTCGTCTCGAACTTGCGGTGGGTGTCGTCGTTTTCCTCACCGCCTTGGCTCATGAACACGCACTTACCCAGCCAGCCGAAAGCGGTCACACGAGCCTCGGCTTCGGCCATGTTCCCGGCGGGCCAGCGCCAGGTTTCATCTCCGAAGAGCCAGCGGATGGAACGGCGCTGAAGGTTCGTCTTGTTGTGCGCCCCCAGAATCCACAGCGTCATGCCGTTGGAAAAATGAACCGTGTGGTTGCGTCGTTTGTGCCGGTCGCGGGGGAAGAGGTCTTTCACCGGTTCACACTCTTCAAAGAGCTTCTGCAAGCGTGACTCAGACTGGTCCTTGGCGTCTTCGTCGGTCTGGTCGAGCCACAGGCACGGTCCCGGCAAGTTCTTGACGATATAGCACAGGGTCAGCTCAGGGATGGTCGTTTTCGAGGACTGGACACTGGCCAGAATCGAAACCAGCTTCACGCGGGGATCGACGATGACCTCCATCACCTCCCGCACCCACGGCGAGTTGTCCGAACGGAAACGGCCCGGCATGGGCGAATACGGGATGGCGGGGATGTGGTCCTCGCACCACTGCCACGGGGGACGGCGGTCGGGCGGTCTCACGCCCTCGGCAAACATGCTGGCGATGTCCGCGTTCATGAGCCCGTCCAGCCCTGAAAGAATTCATAGGCTTCGCGCCGGGCCTCGTCGATGGCCTTGGCGTTTTCCTCGCGGATGCCGACCGCATCCTTACCGCAGGACAGCGGCGGCAACTCGTCCTCCAGGCGTTTGTGCAAAATGGCGAACAAGCGTGCCAGCCCTTCGAGCACGGCCCGGCGCACATCTTCGCGGTGCAGGTAATCGCCTCGCTTGATCGACAGGCGAAGCTCGCGCTCCTCAATGTCCACCAGCAGGCGGCGGGCTTTCAGGGCCTCGGTCGGATGGCCAACGTCGTTTGCGCCCTTCAAGCCCCGGATGCGGATGAACTCGCGCCAGCGGGCCACTTCGTGCTCACCGTTGGGAAGGGGCTCGGGCGCACCTTCCATCTTGCGCCAAGAACTCAGGGTGCGGCGCGTGACTCCGAGAATTTCCGCAAGCTGGACAAGGTTCTTGGCGTAAGTCGTCGAGTCCTGGGAGCCAGCGGCCAATGCCTCGACCCGCGCTCGTTCCGCTGAGGTCAGCGTCTTGCCACCGGCGACCTTCTTGATGACGTTCTCCAAATCTTTCTGGAGAACCTTTTCCGCCGCCTCGCTATTGATGCTCATCGGGGATCAGCGGATCAGGAGCCAACCGCAGAACTGAAGATCCTTGAAGACAAGTTCGATCTGCGAGAAACCAGCGGCGCGGAACTCGGCTTCGTTTTCGGCAATCGTCTTCGGGAACATGCACCCGCGCAGGGCGTGGGCTTTGTTGATGACCTGGGCGGGAGTCAGGCCGTTCTTGATCTTCATATCCCAATAAAGCTGCTGGATGATGTCCTGCGTAGTCGGGTAGCTCCCGAGCACTTTTTCCACCACGAACAGGCCGCCGCCATGTTCGATGGTCTCAGCCATCCGGTAGATGAGTTGCTGGCGCGCCTGGGGACGTAGGAATTGCAGGGTGTACAGCGCGACGCCGTAGGCGAATGGCGGGATATCGGAAAAACGCTCAAGGTCGGTGAACGTGACCTCGATGCCCTTACTGGCCGCCTGAGCGATCATAGCCTGCGAGTTATCGTAGCCGATCAGCGTGAGGGCTTTGCGGTGGCGCTTGCGGATGAGCCGCAGGGTTTCACCAGTAGCCGCGCCGAAATCCAGCACGGTGCAATCGGGATGCGTGAACCAGTCCGAAAACGTAGCGGCGAGTTCCTGCACCCGGTCGTATTCGGGAACGCTCTTGCGGACGTGCTCGTCGAAATGCGGGGCAACGTGCTCGTCAAAGACCCAGTTGCTCGCTTCGGTCGTGATCCCGGTGTCAGCTTCGATGTCGGCGCTCATGCCGACGGGCCGGTGTCAATCCTACCCGGAAAACAATGGGGCGGTCACAGTGGCCGCCCCATGTATTCTCGCGTGCTTATAGTTTCAGTCGTTGGACAACGGTCTGAAGTTCCCATGTATTACAACCTGCACCATCGGCAAGGTCAAGCGTCCTCCAGCAACTCGTGATCGGAGACCCGGATGGCCTCAATTCCATAGCGGGCGTACATGGTGCGGGTGCGGGGGTTGCTTTCCAGACCGAAGTAACCGGAACCCTCAGCACCGTACTTGGGGAAGATATGAGTCTTCAGGAGGTGTTCCTTAATCAGGTGCGGATAGGAGGAGATTTCCGCGAAGTAGGCGTCCATCGGCTCCCACTGGCACTTTTCTTTGATCCGGGCCAGCGTGGCCTCGCGGTAGCGATTCGGACGGGCAGTGACGAGGATGACCTGATGGGGCCGGAGCAAGTCCACCAGCCATTGACGATATTCTTCCTGTTCAATCTGGCGGATGAAGGGACGCGTGGGCGGTGTGCCCCGTTGCGGAGAGTTCGCCACCAGCGTGTAGTTGAGGTCGAGGAGATAGATCATAGCGCCACCCCCAGTCGTTTGGAAAAGGCATCTTTGGCTTCGTCCACCAAGCCCATGCGGGAGCCGTCAGGATAGGGAAGATCGAACTCGAACTCAACCGCCTCCCGGAGCCGGTCGGTATCGACCGGACGGGCGTGTTCGCATTTGGCGGTGATGTTGTTGCTCAACTCCCGGATACTAACGGAGCGGAAGAAGGGAGTCCATAGCTGATAAAATTCTTTTTGCGTGTGGTACTTCTGGACCTTCGGTTTTTCCTGAAAATCCCCGATGCGAACACCCGGTTCGTAGTCGAGTCGAAAGGCGATGTTGCCCGAGTTCGACTTGTTGAGGAAGGCTTTACCGTTGACCTGCCGCCACCCGGTTTCGCCCACGCTGGAAGCGCAGGCGTACACCTTGGTGAAAGGTTTGCAGAGTGCGGCTAACAGAACGGCGATGTGCTCGCGGTCGGACTGGAACGGCACGGAGTTGAGCACGCTGGCCAGGAAGATCGAAGTCCACTCGGCTCCATCGGCCACGGCCTGCAAGAACTCTCGCACCAGTTCGAGACTGCGGGCCTTGTCGATCTCCGTTCGGGTGATGTGGTAGGGCTCAAAGGGCGTCACGGACAGCCCCGCCCGGCGCAGCATCTTTGTTTCGGTCAAGTGGCCGGCCCCAAAGTCAAGAATGTTGGTGCCGTGTTCGCGCACCCAAGCGGCCCGATGCTTCGGGTTAAAAATGTCGAAGCTGTGGCAGGGCTTCGACCCGTGGACGGCGAAGATGAACCCGTTGCCCAACTCCTCCCGCACGCGGCGGGCACGCCGGAAGGAATTGTAGCGGAGCAAATC